GTGAAGAACCTGACCGTATTTCCGTCGAAGTCAATCGTATTGCCGCTGTTGCAGCGTCCAAAAACGATATATTTCGACTTGTCATAACCTGCTATCGAGGGAACCGCCCAACCCCCGGTCGGAACATTAACGGTACCCTTCCAGATACAATGGCCTGACTGTGTGGCATTGGTTATCGAGGTGAAGTCTGTACTGTTGCTGATGAGCAAGCCCACCCCACTTCGCTGACCTGTCGGGAATATCTGCCATAGGCTTCCCGGAAACGTGTAAGTGCTATCCCGTTCGCTGATGCGGTTGTCTTTCATCGTTGAGTTCTGCGTGACGCGGCCCCCCGATATGGTGACCGAGTTCATCTTATGAAGCAGCCCTGAATCAAGGTAAGCCGTAGCGTGCGGGATAAACAGCACCTGCGCCCCGGAAACATAACCGGCAATATCCGCGTATTTTGCTTTCTGGTAGCCACTGTCAAAACTGGCCCCATACGACGGGCATCTCAGGCCCGCCGTTATCTCCATACGCTTTCCCCCATCATTCAGTTCTATCAATAACCCTGTCGGCATTTTATGACCATGTCCCGAGTACGATCCGGCCACCACCCGGTATATTGATGGTTACGCCATTACCATTGATAACCGTTGTGTTGCCGGAGCCATTGAAAGAAAAATTACCGTTTGTGGCGTAAATCGAGCCGCGAACGGTCACGTTGTTGAACGTCGCGTAGCCTGACTTGTTGATGTGCCAGCCAACGTTCCCCGTGCCGTCCCAGGTTGTGGACTGGATGTAGCTGCCGATTTTGGTGTTGTCGATAGTCCCATCACCAATCACAGTATTTCGGATAAAGGTCTGCCCGTTCTGAATCACGAACGGAAGCGTAACGGTCGCTCCTGCCTGGTGCGTTACCGCGAAGCGGTCAGCCAGGAAGATAACCTGCGACTGCATCCCGGATGGCGTATTCTCAACGCCGATCCCCATCCCCGCCGCGTAATACTGGCCGTTGCTGGATAACCCGACCTTAATGCTGTACATCGCCTTCAGGTCGCCGTTGACGTTCGCAATGGCCTGCGCATTGGTGGTGATCGCAGAAGTGTGGCCATTAACGGTCGCCGTGATGCTGTTTACCTGCGTGGCCATAGCCTGCTGGTAATCCGAGAACGTCTGATTCAGGTTGTTGATGGATGCTTTGTTGCCGTTAACGTCCGTCTGCAGACTCAGCAGAGAGCGCGCCGTTGCCTCCCTGTCGTTGACAATCACCTCATCAATGCGGTCCAGCTGTGCGCTGTTACCGGCGACTGAAGCCGACAACGATTTACGCGTGGCCACCTGAGCCAGGTTGCCCTGAATAATTGCGATAGCCGAGTTTTTCACCCCACCCGTCATGCCGTCCATAGACACGCTAATGCTGTCGATTCGCTGGCCCAGCGCGGTATCAGCAGTCGCAACGGTCTGCTCAAGCTGACTGAGTGAAGACGAAACATTCCCGACCGTGCTGGAAAGCTCATTAACGCTGGTCTGAACCTTCCCGACGTCCTGGGCATTTTTGGCGATATCCTTCGCCTGCTGCTCCAGTTCGTCGTTGGCCTGTTTGATATCGTTAGCCATGCCAGCAATTTTTTCGTTGCTGTCCACCGCGTTCTCGATCAGGTCTTTGAAGGTATCCGAGTCTTTAATCTCCTCCAGGATCACATCGGTGATGTCGGACACATCGATACTGGCCTGACCGCGCACCCATTCCGTGTAACCTGATTCGTTGCCGCTGCGGTCCACCAGCTGCGCGCGGTACCAGAAAATCTGCCCAGCCTTAAGGCCCATTTGCTGATATATGCGCTGCGGGTAAGGCACATCGGCCAGCAGCATCGCATCGCTTTCGGTACCGGTCAGGCTGTATTGAATTTCCGTCTTCAGCGTGTCGTCGGTATTCGCCGGGAATCCCCAGTTCAGCTCGATACCGAATACCACGTTTTCAGAAGCGATGAAGCCAACCGGCTTCGGTGGATTGCCCACTTTACCCGTCAGCATTTTCTCTTCTGAATAGCCCCATCCGGATGAAATTTCTGCGGCATTGATTGCTCGCACGCGCACCAGATAGCGCCCGGCATAAATCCCCGGGACGTCGAATGATGTGGTGGAGGTGCGCGGCACGTTAACCCAGTTCCCGTCGTTGCGGCGCCATTGCGCTTCATAGGCGATAGCGTTCTGCGCCTGGTCCCAGCTCACGCGCATTGTTTCGACGCTGATATTTTGCTGCACCACAGAAAACGAGCTGATCACGATGTTCGCAGGTGGCAACTGGTTGCCCGGCGGGATCACGCTCACCGGCCGCTGGTCAATGATGGCTCCGGTATCGATGCGATCGAATTTATCCGGATCGTGATTTGCACCGACAATTGTGAACGTGCCGTCATTATTATCAGTTACCGTAATAACGCGATACTGCTGCGCGTAGAGCTCATCAGACTCAATGACCCATACAGCCTCAGCCACAGGCGTTTCACTGTAAGCGGTCGTAACAGTCACTTTATTGCCCGTTATCGACTGAATGGTGCGTGACTGTGAAACACCCGATGGAAGATTGACAATCATCCTGTCGGCTGCTGAAGCATCCGGCGCCCTGTCCAGCGTCAGCACGCGACCATTCACCGCAGAGATACGGCCGCCCAGGTCGCGCCCGGAGAGATTTCGGTCCGCTACAGCGATTACATAGCCAGGCTGCGGAATGTTGCCATCTTCCCCTACATTGAAAGTAACAACGCGATCTTTGTTGTTGGTGAGGATCCCCCATCGCCCTTTGCGATTCGCTTCCGACTGACGGGTACAACCGATCGCAGTTATCTCAAGTTGATTAAACCCATAACGCGCAACCAGCGCCTGCTCAAAAACAGGCTCCATCGCATCAGAATAAGCGTTATCAGGATCAGACCAGGACACCAGCGCATTGGTGTAACGGTTCTTTGTGGTGCTGCTGGAATAGGTAAAGCGCCCATCAATAACGTTCGCATGCGTGTATGTAAAATCAACATCTCTCGGCATGTCCGCCAGCGCCACAATCTGGTCGTCGCCCCAGTAGGTCATCCCACGGAAGATTGCAGCAAAATCACGCAGGACCGTATAAGCGTCGTTGCGTTCCTGAATGTAAACGTTGCAGGTATAACGTGGTTCGGTACCACTTCCGCCTTTGCCGTCGGGTACCATTTGATCGCAATACTGTGCAACCTGGTAGAGCGTCCATTTATCTATGTTGGCTGTTGTAAGACGATCCCCAAGTCCGAAACGGTCGCTAACAACCAGGTCATAGAAAATCCATGCAGGGTTATCGGTCCAGGCCCATTTAAATGTCCCAGCCCACGTACCGCTATACGTGCGGGTCTCGGGGTCGTAAGTATCCGGAACGCGGATAACGCGGCCACGGGGCTCGCAGGAGATCTGCGGGATAGAGCCGTTAAACTGGCTGGAATCGAATTCGATATAAAGCAGCGCTGTGTTTGGATAGCGTAATTTGGCGTCAATTACTTCGGTGAAGCTCTGCAGCATCATCGTGTCGCCGATTTTCGCGCTGTTGGCATCAGACGTAATCTTACGGAGTCGGATTGTCCAGGTGCTGCCAGCCTGAGGTAAATCAATACGGTGGCTGCGCTCGTAACCTGACGTCGTTTTACCGGTCACGCTGGTATTGAGTACCGTCTGCCATGTGCCGCCGTCCGTCTGCAGGTCAATCGCATAATTAACCGAGTAACCGACCAGATCGCCGTCGTCCTCCTGCTTGAAAAGCGAAGGCCATTTCAGGCGCAGGCGAACCGCTGAAAGCTGCGTATTGGTAAACGTGCGCGTCCACGCTGTAGCGCTCGATATCTCAGTTCCCACGCTAATTTCGTTTTCGGTACCCGGGATCCCTTGAATGTATTTTTGTGCCTGAGTGCCTGGCCGAAACTCCCACGTTACACCACCGAAGTTCTGGGAACCGTCAGCATTCTCCAGAGCCGTTCCGTCGAGGTAGATATCTTTCGCCGTCAGCTGCCCTGCAAATTCACCTTCCCCTAGTGCAACGAGGATTTTTGCCTTTGCTACAGATTGCAGATCATCAGGCTGTTCGGTAGGGATTCGGGAACTTGAGCTGCCGCCCTTGCGGCCTTTTATAGCGATTGCAGTTGCCATATTGCACCCATAAAAAAAAGCCACCCGAAGATGGCCTATATATATAATATTAATATATGATGCAGATTACTGATTAATACCAATCTGAAAAAGTATAAGCTAGTTTTGTTTCTTTGAGATCTCTACCAACTATAGCAGATAATCTAACATAATCTGGAGACCTAATAGGTATCAAGCTTGCCAAATAAGCAGGCCTATCATTAATTATTCTAACAACCTTTGCTCTAGAGCCTATCATTTTCATTTCAATATTACTTTCAGCTATTTCTGGAAACTGAGTAACAAACGAATCCATTTCTTTCAGAACATGGTCTAGAAGAGCGATAAGAAATTCTGTTAAGTGAACAAGCTGAGATATTTTCGCACCATCAATATGCTTACAAACGAAATCGAGAGTCACTTTGCGAGGATTATAGCCATAGAGCTCACAAACCTTTTGAATATCTTTCTTAATTTCCTCGTCCTGCCTATTCCTTTTTTCTAAAGTTGTCATTATGTAGTTGTAGTTACTTACAAAAGCTGAAATTCTCATTAGATTGCGCCAACTTCTCCCCAGCTCATCGGTCGTTGGCTGGAAAGGTTTAACATGAATAACTTTATAATTAATCCATCTCACAAGTTTTTGTTTAAAAGTAAAATTACTGGTTTGAACTGGACCAATGAAATAATACCTTGAGACATCAACATTAAGAAGCTTTTCATTCATCAAAATAATAGGAACTTCGAAAGCCCTATGTAGAGGATCAGGGGAAGTCAAGCCTAAATAGTTAGACTTTATGGACACAAGACAATTCAACCCAGACACAGCATCCGTTAAGAGCTTATTTGCCAAATCAAAACGTTCCCTTTCCACACGAAATCTCTCATGTCTTTTATTGAAGATATATGCTACTCCAGCACCCAGCAATGCTGAAAAAAATGCAACAAAAAAGGGGAACAAATAATCCTTTATTACATCACTTTCCTGTTTAAGTTCCAAAATAGATTTAGCAATAATGAGAGCATCTTGATTCATAGTTAATAACCATCTGTAATTATAATATGGTTATAACACTTTTACATTTTGTCTTCCACATAGATTCCGGCTGAGATAATCGCTCCGCCGATTCGCCGGTGGCCATAAAGAAGTGGTACCGGATTCCCCTGGGCTGTAGTGTTTGTTACTCCACCAAAGGCGTAGCTGGCTTGGTTATCCGCAGATTGCTTACTGGCGAGCCCGGTTGTCTGTGGAGAAAGCATCTGGACTACGCCGCCGATTGCCATTGATGCCCCAATCCCCGCCACAGCGCCCCATCCACCAGCGAAAGCGGTTCCACCAATCCCGATCGCGGCCCCTCCCGTGACGAACGCAGCAACAGCGACAAGGGCAACCCCGAGGATTGTCTGAAACACCCCAGCTCGCTTACTGCCGATGATCACCGGCGCTATGCGGATTTCCTCTGTGCTCCTGTCCATACTGAGCTCATCGTTTAAGAGGTTTCGTTTCCCGCTGAATACCGCATAAGTTAAACCTCGTTGCTTACTGGTATTCAGGAAACGCTCAAAACCCGGCACGATAACGCTCAGGGCGCGGATGGCCTCTTTTGGTGAAGAAACGGAAAGTTTGAATTCGCGGCCAAAGGTAGCTCCGAGAACTCCGTATAGTTTTATTAGTCTGACAGGCTCAGATCTAATCTGCATAACTGCCTCCATTCAATATCTAGGCATAACTTCAAAAATGACTATTGCTTACTACGTTCTTACAAATCACGAATCATTGTTATAAACTATCGCCATCCTTAACTCATAGATTTGCATTGGTTAAAATGTCTCCAAAAAATACTTTTGAAAAGGCTGCCATCCTTCTTAGCTTTGTGAGCGTTATACTCTCTGGAGTTGCCACCTACTTTGCCTATGGCATAGGCAAAGAACAGGTTCGCGCCGCAAAAATACAGTACTCACCAATATTCACCTTCAAAAAAGAATATACGAAAAACCCTTCAGGAGATAAATATATGACCGAATATCTCTCAATAGAAAACGAAGGATATCCGATACTAGCATTTAAAGCGAACTTGGATACAATATTGATATTAAAAATCACCGACTACAGAACAAAACCAAATACTACAGAGAAGTATTTCCCTGTAAATTACTTCAATGGACAATCTAGTTCTAGCGGCGGTAAAGGGCAGCTATCAATGTTCATTGGAAACGAAAACTTATGGCTATTGTCTCGCGTTGAGAGCGAGATGATAGATTTTAATATGAAATTCAGCCCCAAAAAAATAATCAATTACCAAACCAAAACCATTGTCAAAATATCTTATATTGATGCCTCAGAGGAAAGCCATGAAAAATATTTCATTGATGAAATACCTGTACAACCCCAAGAGTATTTCTCTCTTAAGTCTAAAGTGAAGAATATACCTAATCTTTCAAAAAATGATTTAGAATTAAACAAGCTGATTGATGGTGTAGAGTAAAATACCTCGTAAGAATGTCATATAAATGATTTGTATCGTAAAACAATCACCGTTCGCTCACGCCAGTAACCGCCATAAGGCACACGCTGGCTAAGGTGTCCATAAAGGTGATGCAGTAGCATGTTGCCTTCAAGCAGAATCCCCGCATGATTCCATTTATTAGCCTGAACCTGCATGATCACCATATCGTCTGGTTTCGGCGGCCCGTCAAATTCACGGAATCCGCACTCATACCAGCAATCATGATAGAAATTGTCCGGATAGTCGTTTTCCCACCAGGGATAATCGACCCGGTAATCGTGAAGTTCTATCCCGTGCGTTTGCCTGTAATAGCTCATCACCAGACCCCAGCAGTCGAAGTGACCAAGCACAAACGGGCGCTCCAGCAGCGGCAGTTCTCCACGCGGCTGGATGGTCCGTAAATCCCCCTCCGGCCAGCTCACGATATGCCAGGGTAAAAGCGTCGCATCGCATTGCGCTTTATCCAGCTCGCTCGGTTGCGTCGTGGCATCCGGGTGACTGTGAGCGATGGCGATCACCCTCCCCCAGTCCTCAGCAGCAGCATAGTCTTCGGGGCAAAGTACAAAATTGTCCTCCGGAGCCACGGCAAGATTCCGGCACGGGAAATAACGTTCAACACGGTTTTTCTGCGCCACCACGCCGCAACACTCGCGAGGATACTCAGTTGCAGCATGGGCCATAATCGCATCGATGGTTTTCTGACGCATTTCAGCTCCTGATCAAAGACGTGCCCGGGAACCCACCGAACGGCAGTTCGTTGCCGTCTCCATGCCGGAGCTTACAGGCCGTAAGAGTGCCGTTGCATTCGTCCAGAGAAGGGTCGCTCACCGGGTTGTTGTTTTTATCGAAATAGCGGGTACCGGCATAGTCGCAGCCGTCGCCGGTGCGATATTTATTCCGGATACACCAGGTACACAGAGAATGAAGTTGTCGCGTAGGGATCATCTTTCCCTGTAACGACATTGGGCTATCGAGTACAAATTCGATACTTTCGCCCGGAATTTCGCTGCTTTTACTATCGATGTAAAAAACTCGTTTTCTGACCTGTTGCGGATCAGCTGTTGGGTTACCTGCTGGGAAGTTCTTCGCATCGAGATAGTGCGAATAGGTGTCATGGATAGTGACTTTCGCCTGTAGCATATCGTCATAAGCAAGGCACAGCGCTGTAATCTTGCTTTCGATATCTGCAACCGTCAGCGTTGGCTGGGCGCTGTTGCCTTCTGTGGATGCTTCAAGCCCTTCAATTTGATACGGCCAGGCGGCATATTCTTCCCCCTGCCACCAGATGCTTTTCGCCTCCAGCTTTGATTCATCACCACCAGCGGCGGCGATTTCTTCTTCCGTGTGCGGGAGGTTGTACGCATGAAATCGCAGTACATCATCCACGCCGAACGTAGAGCCATCAACTTCGATAAGCCGGACTTTGTTGCCGGGCTCAAGGCTTTGATAGTCTGCTGTGATCATGGAGCGTACGCCTGTTTGAATGTTGCGGAAATGGTCATAACATTGCTGGATAAGGGCTGTGACTTGATTGATTCAGCCTCAATACGATACAGCCCTGTTTCGCCAACTGGCGATGTCCAGATAAATGCCTTTGTGACGTGTGAACGAAAGAACTTCAGGGCCTGAAGCATGTCCGCTTTTTTCCCCGTCAGTGTGACAGGCCATGACTGCTTTTCAGGGTTAATGCCTTCCCCGGCGATCTGCTCATAGCCGTCGCCAAAGGTTGCAGAGCGGGTTTTTAAGCTGAACGCCCCTTCCATTCCCCCCTGTATCTGTGTTCGCCAGGTGAACGTTTCGATTGCCATGCTTTCTCCAGACATAAAAAAACCCGCCGAAGCGGGTTGAGTACTAGTTAATGATTAAAGGTATTTTTTCTTCAAATCTTCAAGCCTGCTATTATCTTGCTCAGTAAAGCCTGATGCATCAAACAAGGCCTCTTTATCAGCACCATTAACTCTAGTTACTGTAACCGTGAAAATCGCGTCTGCCGGAGCATCAACCTGACCCCATTCAGAAAATTTATTCGGAGCAAGAGCCCAGGTGGCCTCTTCGTTCGGTTCAAGTCCACCAGCAATTTCGTAGTTAAAATCTTTTTCCAGCCATGGAACTGAACGTCCATCGCTTGCTATCACTCCATGGAAGAACACTCGTGAAATAGCCTTATCAGTGTTGTTTTTCACGACAAGACGAATAATGGGTTGTGGCCTCCCATACTCCTCAGGTTCTAGGCTAAACCGAGATGATAATACCTGTACTTTTTTGAGCTCTTCTTTGGCCTTCTCGGAGCCAGATTTTTTCTGTTCAAGCTCTTTGATTTCCTGTACTGCCTGTTCTTTCTGCTTAAGTTCTCTTTCGGCAGTAACCTGCTGAGCATAAGAAATGATTTCATCACCAGTTTTGCCTGATAAGGGTTCGCGCATCTTCTTGCTTAGGTCTTCTTTGTCACTTTCCGACGATGCACGCATCAGGTCAGCCATATTAATGTTACTGAACGCAACGACTTTTAAAGCGTTATCAAATTCCTCCCGTTTATTTTCAGGAAGTGACTCTCTGACCTTGGCTATAGATGATTTCATTGCATCATCAGTTGATGAGTCAATTTTAGGTTTCTCGCACCCGGCCAATAAGAAAGAAAGCAATAACACACCGACAATTTTTTTCATGTCCCTATTCCATCAGTAAAAATTAGGATTAATCCTATCAGGAATTGGCATCACGGCAAAATCTGCGGGCGCACTTTATCTTGATTTCGTCGCATTCCAGATTAGACCTCCAGGCTGCAGCTGTTTGGCAATCCCGGCACGAACAGACTGATCGATGGTCTGCTTGTAAGCTCGAGAAACAGCATCGTCATTGCCGGAACTCTGTTGCTGAGAGTTCTGGTTCTGCACAACAACAGACGTTTGAACAGTAACATTGCCAGCGCCAGCGGCCTGTAATCCGTACATCGGTGCGTTTCCGACGTAGCCGCCGTTTGCATAACCTTGAGCGCCCCGCATAAGCGCATAAAGATTACCGACACCCAGCGCACTGGTCGCTTCCTTCGTAAAGACAAACTCACCTCCATGAACTACACCTTTCGGTTGATATTTACCGCCATCACCGGTGTAGCCGCCGCTATCGAATCCCGGCACCAGACCGCCACCAGAAAAACCAAAAAACGCCCCGATACCCGTTCCACCAAAGGCTGACTTCATTCCATTAACCAGAGCCAGTTGCGTCAGCATCTGGGCGATGCCCTTCAGGAAGGTAGTCAGGAAATCTGAGAAGTTAGATTTACCAGTAGTAAAAAAATCGGTGAGCGTGCTGGCCATCCCAGTGAACGCATTGCTGGTAATCGTCTGCACCTGCGAGTAAACATTGGTCGCGCTGTCCTCAAATTCAGCCCAGCCCTTTTTCGCGCCAGTCAGCCAGTCGCCACGTAACCGATCCTCAGCATCATAGTAATCATTCGCCGCTTTTAGCTGCTTCTGATATCCCTCGTCGTCAAGCGTGCCGCCGGAGTTGATCCAGCCAGCGGCAAGCTGACTTTTCGCGAGTTCACGTTGTGCCTGACGGTCACTCATCCCGGCACCGTTCACTAATGCAGCCTGCTTCTCTGCCATCTGCGTGACGTATTTCTGCGAGGTATCCATTCGCTTGTTCAGCTGTTCCTGTGCGGTAATCTGATCACCTAACAGGGCTTTCTGCCGTGCCAACTGAAGCACCTGGTCTTTACTCACCAGCAGGGATTGTTCCTGCTTTGTCAGTGAACGTGAACGCGAGGCCTCCTCCAGCACCTGAAATTTCGCTTCAGTCGTCCACAGGTCTTTGCGCTGCTGGCTGATAGTGTCGTTCAGCCCTTTATGCTGCTGCAGCGCGCGTAACTGTGCCTGAAGCGCCAGTAGCTCGGCCTGGGCAGCATCCGTGCTGCGATCGCCAGCCGATAAAGTGCCCTGCTTTCCGGTTTTGGTCTTTTTACCAAAAGAAGCGACTCCTTCACGATCCTTCTTGGTGGTTGCGGTACTTATCTTTCTGGTCGTATCGAGGTATTTACCTGCACTGATATCAGCCGCATCCCAGTCTTTTTTCAGCTGAGAAACGCTGTCGCCATAAGCGCCGGCCATTTGTTCGTTGTAGTCCTGCCATCCCTGCAAAGTATCTGTTTTCGCCCAGTCGGGAACGAGGTTAATCGCGGCAGCGATAGAGGAAGAAATGATCTGGTTCAGCTTCTGGAAAACGATCGCAACGCTGTAATAAATTGCGTTGAATTCCTTCAGTGTGTTTGATGCCAGCTCAGCTACCCACTGACCGATACTCTGCATGGCCTCAGACGCCCAGCCCTTGATATCCAGCCACAGCCGACCAAGCGGCGTCAGCGAGTCGTAAGCCTGTTCTCCACGTTTTGCCATCGTATCGCCAAACAGGTCCATAGCCTGCGTAACGGCCGCGGTCTGGTCCTTTTGCTTAACCAGATCGTCAACATGCTTAAGTTGTGAAACGGTCAGGAAATTATATTGTTCGTTGAGACTTTGCAGCGCTTTAACAGGGTCTTTTTCGATGTCCTTATAGGCTTTGGTGATGTCCTGCGCCGAGACTATACCGGTCTGTACCGCCAGCGCCGTGGAGCCCGCTGCTTTTTCAAGTTGCTGCTGTGTCAGCGATCCCATGCCAACCAGTTCAGTCATCAGACTCTGAACAGTTCCTACAGTAGCGCCAGTAGAGGCAGCAATTGACTGCGAGGAAGCCATGATCTGAAGCGCTGACGTGCCGGCAATATTGCCAGTCCTGATAATGGCCTTGTTGATTTCGTCGTAGGCGGTGAAGTAGTCCGATCCCGCTTTGGCCGCAATCAGTACAGCGCCAGCCAGGCCTCCAATGGCCACTCGGGCAGGAGTCACCATCGACAACATCGCTTTCAGCGCATTGCCAACACCGCCAAACGAGTCACGTAGCTGACCGCCCTGCTGAATAGCAACCATATAAACCGGCATACCGGAAGCAAGCGAGGTCACAATGTCGGTCATTTGCATCGGGAGATAACGTATAGCATTGCGATATTGGCCCGCGCTGATAGCCCCAGACTTCCATGCTTCTTCCTGCTCTTTCAGCTTTGCGATCATTGGTGCAGCACGATCGGATACGCCGAGTTGGGCAGCTTTTAGCTCTAACAGTTCTGCGCGCGTTTTTCCGATTGTTGTGACCTGCTCCTCCAGCGAATCGATAAAGATTTTGCCCGCTGCAGCTGCCCGCTGCGCTGCCTGAGCCTGCTCAATGCGAGCCCGCCCCTCTGCGGTCTCAGACTCCATTACCTGTGCCAGTTTTGCCCGCGTCGTCTCAAGCACGCTGTTGTAACGAGTAAAATCCTCGTCTCCCACCAGCCCTTTACCACGAAATTTCGCCAGGCTCTCCTGGATAGTGTCCAGCTCATCCAGCGCCTTGTTTACCGGACTAATTTTATTCAGCAGGTTCTGCAGTTCCTGACGCTGCTGCTTCAGGCTTTCGCTGTTCTTCTTCTGGTTATCGATGCCTGTGCGGAACGTACTGTTCAGGTCATCCGCTTTACCTGCAGCGGCGGTCGCGGTCTCCTGAAAGCGATCCAGTGCCTGGTTACCACGCTCCAGCTCAGTGGTATTTACGCGCAGGGAAATCGTGGCGATGTCGTTACTCATTCCGCCCTCTCTTTATGCATAACTTTTAGTGCGGCGCTCTCCATGATTCGGATGTCCGAAAGCGCGGTTGCCTCGTCCTCGACGTGGTGCAGGCGCATTACCCAGGGCAGCACGGTGTAATCAAGCCCTGATGCACCTCCCATGCCCGTGCGCCACTGCGTACTGACAGCCTGAAACACCAGGAAAGAAGGCCATACATCTGGCCATACGTCGATGTATTGATCGTCGTAGTCATCCGGCGTAAGCCCATAGGGTGCCAGGTCTGCCGCTGTGGGTTCAGGCGTATAGAACGCAGAGGCAACCGCTATCAGTTTTTTTCGCGCTGCCCCATCAACTCTCGGTAGTAGGTTTCCGGGATTGCCTTCATTGCCGCCGGATAGTTTTCCAGCAGCACCGACAGGTTTTCCGCGTTGAATGCATCGGAAAGTGCCCAGCCAGCAATGATTTCCATCAGAAAATCAGTGGCGGTTTTGCCTTCCATTTTCTCCAGATCCGCCAGTTCTTTGAGTGGCTTGTGATTGAATGTGAACGTCAGCACGCCATCCTCATCGCCGGCTCGGGGGATCGAGACATTGGCCTTAAATGTTGGTTTGGGCTGGAGAGTGAATTTGGTAGCCATTGATACCTCTTACGAAAAAAAGCCTCCGCAAAGGGAGGCATAGAATATTGATAGCTCTGACGGGTCAGGCGGCAGCGTCAGTCACCTTGTAGAACGTCATCGCCGGTGACTGCAGGTTCAGCACCACACTCACTGTCTCTACCTCGTTAACTGCAGTAGTTGGCGTATCATCAAAGGACGCCGTGGCCGCCCAGTAACGGTTTTCCTTCGCCTTCGGCACGTACATGTACGCTGCGACTGTCTCTTCGTCTTCATCCAGTTGGCGAAGCAGCGGGTATACCGGGAGCGTGGAGTCATGCGCGATCGAGTAGGTCTGAGAGACTGCGGATTTATAGGTGTTCAGGTTGCGCTGACGATCATCGCTGAGGAACTGAATCTGCGTGGTGTTCTGATCGCCACCAGATTTCGATACCTCGGTGATTTGTGGCAGTTCGGTCCATTCTTCAATTTTGCGAATGGAGCCGGAACCGCCACCCACCGCGTATTTGTTTTTGTTGGTGGTATTGATGTTGCGAAGAGTGACAGCATTCTCCGCAATCGCGTCGATTTTCGCGATAACGTTATCAATACCCGACCAGTTGCAGTTCACGTGAACGATATCGCCGACCGCTATATCGTCTGCGGCGCTAACGGTGATCACCGCGTGCTCAGCATTCGTCGCGCCGGTGAAAGTAATGGCCGGGCCGTAGCCCGACGCCAGATAAACATGAGCGCCGTTAGGCAGTGCAAAGCCCATAATGGTTTCTCCTTTTGAAACGGGAAAACCGGCTCAAGACCGGTCAGTTGTGGGACATCACAGAGGGAATCAGCTGATAATGTCTGCCCGATAATTCAGGCAGACAGGAACGGTGTAGGACACAGGTGTAGGGACGCCGCGGAATATGCCAGGCGCGCTGCTAATCCAGCAGGTAAAGTCTTTGCCTGCAATTTCCAGCCCCTCGGGGAACAATTCTGCCACTCTGCCCGCCAGGGCAACGACGGAGGTACGGCCGGAGCCGGCTGGCGCCACGACATTAATCTGGTACACGCCTGAATAAGTCCGGCAGCGCAAGCCGAGATCGATTGTTCGCGGCGTAACCGGCATATCGTGAACGGCCAGGTACATCTCGTTTGCTGGAGGTGTAAACGGCACGTTCTCCCATGCAACCGAAATGCCCTCGGCATCGGCCCAGGCACCCAGTCTGGCGGCCAATGCCGATGCAATATCAGGAATCACTTTGTCACCTCCCTGACAGCTTCCTCAAAGAAGCGTTGAAACTCAGCTGCAGTTATGCGGACCATGCCGCCCGGAGCCTGTGTGGAATGCCCCATTTCAAGCGGGTACGCATAGGGCACGTTGTTGCAGAAATATATGGCCTTCATCCCGACTTTGAAGAGCGACAGCGTGTAGTTCCCGGCCGCTTTTGTCAGATCACCTGTCTTATCAACCCGGCCTGTCTCGTCAGTCGTTGGCGCATCAAAGGACACCTGCCAGTTACCGCGAAAGCGTCCGCCTGTATACCCCGGCGGTGCTTTGATATCCATCCCATCCACCACCCGGGCTTTTTTCTTCAGTCGCCCGGTTTTGGTCAGGTTGTCGAGATTGGCGCGCTGCGCTTCGTTATGGTCGTAAACAGCGCGATTATAGGAAACGGCTGTCTGGTTAACTTCCCATAACTCCGGGTTGCCCACTGGAGACATCACCACCAACTGGTTAAGAATCTTGATTCCTACGGCGCGCACTACTGCTTCCTGATTCGTTTTCGCCTTGTTAACGAAAGCCGTGATTTCAGCCAGGAAAGCCGCGTTCTCGCCCATGCTAAGCCCTCAGTTGCGCTTTGTAGCAGAGCACCAGCACGGCAGGTTTTACCGGATTCGGTTTGACAACACGGTAGGCTGTGCCGTCAATATCAACCACATCGCCGATTTTAATTTCCTGCTCTGACGTAAAAACGACCTGCACGTCGCCGTTAACGATGACCGTCCCATCAATTTCGCCTGACGCGTATTCGGTCTTCACGCCCACAGCAGTAAAACGGACCGCTTCAGTTTTATGCTCAACGCCGCCGATAACTGTTACCGAGCCTTTACGGGTGACGTTGTACGTCGCGCCGTTCTGCCTGAGCATGCGGGTCGTTCTGGCCTGCATAAGTTGGTAATCAATCGCCATATCAGGCCCTCTCAGCAAATGCATTGATGGCGTAACCACGACCACCAGCGAGGTCGCCCAGCAGCGCCATAACGGCAGGATAGGACGGCGTGAAGACTTCACCATCTGCGACCGCATAGGTCATGGTGACAGCACCTTCCACACGTTCAGTTTTCACAGCGGCTTCGCGCACGCTGGAGAGTAAATCGCCGTCGATGGCCTCTACAGACAGCATGCACTGTGCGGTTATAACCTGCCGTGGAACTTCATCCGGCGGGAAATCATGTTCATCCAGAACGACATTCACGCGTGGCCATGCCAGAGCCTGTCTCGGGTCAGCTTTTGAGCCAACCCAGTCCAGCCCTTCCAGGTAATCCATGGCCTTAATCAACAAAGGTGTGAGTTTGTCAGGCAGTTCAATGCCGCGTATTTCCGCAAATGAGGCAAGATCCTCTTCACTGGCGTAGCTGTTGGCATCAGGAGAGGTGATATCGGTATTGACCATCGAATCATCCTGTTTATGGGGCTTTCGCCCCATTCGTTATTCCCCGGAAGGCGCAGTGAAGGTGATCTCTTCAGTGGTTTTCGCCACTCCATCTACAGTACCGGTTATCGTGAAGGTTCCAGCTGCGTCTGATGTGAGTTTCACCGTTGCACCACCAGCTGATCCAGTCTGAGAACTGGCCGTGCTGAGCGTGCCACCTGTGGACGTCCACGCGACGGTTTTACCGGATACACCGAAGCCATTCAGCGTGTACTTTAGAGAAACAGTTACCGCGTCTGTGCTGTCAGCAGTTGCGGAGGTTTTATCCGCTGACAGCGTTACTCCCCCACCGCGGATTCCAGTTTGATCAGCACGCCTGCCGTAGATTTGTTGCTGGTGAAGTGTTTCTTCCAGTTGCCCGCCGTGCCGATGGCAGTCAGGTCAGGGTTATCACCTTTGGCGGTATCCCAGCTGTAGCCCAGCAGATCAACGTTCACCACGCCTTCAGCACGATAGCCAACCGCAAGGTTTTCCTGATCGTTGATATCGTAGGAACGGAAGCCCGGCGCCTGAGACTCGGTAACGGTAACCGCACCAGCTACCAGCCCAAGGATCGCATCAGCGTCCATGGTGTCGGTCACCAGCACAGGTTTACCCAGCGTGCCTGGCTGCCCGCCGTAAACCACCACGCCCGCTTCTTCGTAGATTTTGTTGGCAATCGCCTCATCAACAATGTCGAAGTAGGTGGCAGAGTGCATCACGAAGAGCACCACACGGTTGAACTTGTCGCCGTATTTACGCAGGCCGCGCGTCAGGGTCTTTTTACCGTCGGTCTCAATATCGGCGGTTACGACCATGTCGGGGTTAGCACCAATCGCCGCAGTCAGCGCTTTCAGGCCGTATTTCACGTAGCCTTCCAGCGTGGCATCTGCGACATCAACGCCGATCACTTCGGAGAACTCATCAACGGAGCGGCCACGGCGTTTAAAGGCCTCTTCCGTGGTTTCATACGGGCCGTATTTCCACGGTGCTTTAACGGATACCGCTTCACCGGCACCGATTTTTTTACCGGTGACTTTATCGACAGAGTTCACATTGCGCGATTCAATGGAACCACCAACTTTATAGAAAGCACGCTTACGAAAATCGCCTTCGATCAGTTCGTTATCCAGCAAAATCGCACCGTTGGAGGAAGCGTTGAACACTTCCAGATTATCCTGGCGGCGCTCAAGAAAAGCGGTCTGGGCCAGGTCGTCATAAATAACCAGGTCGGTATTAACAGTGGTAGACATGGGTTAATCCCTTATTTCGGAAGTTTGAGGAAGGCCTGCTGGCCGTGTTTGCGGATGTAGTCCGCTTTATCGCTGGCGCTCATTTCGGAACGTTTCAGGCTGCCACCACTGTTTGATTTGTGTCCGCCTGCGCCGGTGCCTTCGGCGCGCGGGAACAGGTGCGGAGCCGTCTCCTTAAGAGACTCCGCCCACTCAAGCGGGCTTAGTGGGGTTTTGCCGTCTTTACCGAACAGAACATCGCCATTTGCATCAACTGCTACGGCCTCGCCTTCATCGTTGAGCTGGAATGTGCCTTTGGCACGCAGGATCAGATCGTCTGATGCTTCCGGCAGCGCGCCTGTCTTCGCGGCTGCAGCTCGGATTGCATCACCCAGGACGCGGTCCCGGAATTTGTTGGAGAACGCTTCGGCTTTGTCCGCGCGGTCATTTGCTGCTTTAATCTTTTTATCGACATCAGCACGCAGGCGCTCGGTGCGCTTATCGAGCACCTCATCAATTTTCCCGGCGGCAATCAGCTTTGCCTCTTCGTCGTCGGAAAAACGCTGGAGGATCCCACGTACAGCATCAGGATCGATACCATCGAAGCGTGATAGGGTTTCTTTTTGCTGCTTGATGGTGCCCAGCAGCTCAGAGTTTTTTGATTTCAGGCCTGTGACTTCGCTGGTCACACGCTCATCAATCAGTTTCTGGATTTCTGGCGTGATTTCGATACCACCGCCACCGCTGCCCTCTCCGCCGCTTTCTGGTGCGTAAAATTTCAAGAGCATGTTTCGAATTAACATAATTTCCCCTCGGGATTTTGCCGGGCCTCGCCCATAAAAAAGCCCCGGCGGATGCCAGGGCGTGGAGTAAGATGTGATTGTTAGTTGTCTGTGCCTGAGAGCTGCTTCAGACGTTCCAGGCTGATCCATTCGCCTTTGTCAGTGAACATATCAGCGAGGTCGATTTCACCCGCGCGGAACAAACGGCCACGCTCGGCACCAAGAACCTGATCCTGACGTTGTGCCGGCTGGCGCGCGAGCCATTCCAGATACGAAGTTTTCCCCGGTACCTGTCCATCCATGCTGGCCCGACTCCCTTCGTCCATCTCCTCGATATCGATGCCAAGTTCGCGCCACGACTTGAGGATCAGGGTTTCGGTAGAACGACAGCAAAAATGAATTTTCCCGGGCCCCTGCAGGTAAGGCACCTTATGCCCGACTGGTTTGTTATCCAGGGTGTAGCGCAGCAGGTCTCGAATAATGCAATCGTGGCTGGTTTTATTGTCCAGCGTAGAAAGCCACTGTTTGCCTTTCACGATATCGCTGTTGGCACTGGTGAAGCTGTTGCGTGCTGTGGCAGCCAGATGATTCACGGCTGTTTTAGCGATGCTGGCGGCGTTTGCCCTGCTCATCTGCAGCGCGCCGTCGCGATAGTCTTTGTTGGCGTGGCCGCGAACACTGCGTGCGATTGTTTCTACCGTGTCGCCGGCAAGATACCCCCTGCGGACGGCGTTCACTATCCGCGCCAGCCTGTCCGATTCCAGATTCTCCGCCCACTCACTCAGCAGCCTGCCCTGAAAGGGCTGCGCCATCGCCGCGGCATACACCATATCGGCGGTGATGCCCTGCAGCGGATAGTGAGACAGGACCTGTGAAGGCAGAAGGGAATCGAACAGGCTCAGCTGATAACTGGCTTCGTTCTTTGCCAGCGCCAACAGCTCATCCTGTAAACCAGTGTGCATCGATGCAACTGCCTGCTGGTTAAGTTCGCGCACGCTGCCCAGTAAACTCTGCAGACGGCTAACGGTGAAGCTCTCAGGAGGCAATCTGTCGAGCGCATCGAGTAGACGTGCCGACAGGTCAGCATCCGTCTCGTTGAGCAACTTCACCATCCGGTTTGCCACGCCAGTAGCATAGCGGCTTAACCAGACGGAATGTGCGATTGATTCATCGCGCAAGCTTTCATTTACTGTTGCCATATCAGCCACCGGTCAATGTGGGGGCTTGGTTGCGAAGTGCATCAATCACTTCGTCCGGGCTATCGGCTGGGTCGATAAGGTCAAGCTTCTGCAGTGCGCGAATCATATCGCTATCACGCAGCGCACCGGATTGCCAGGCGTGGACGATTGCCGTCACCATGCCCGACTCGGCAACCTTAGCAATGAATTCCTGGTTGATGGTGTAACTCGTCTTCTCACCATTAATGCCGAGGTATTTCGCACACCATCCCAGCGCCAGCGTATAGGCCTCAGAAACGTTCGAAACGCAGATACCGAGTACGGACGTTGATGATGTTTGCTCACCACTCGCCTGGGTTGCCGTCTTCGCCGTGGCGTTCTGCTCAATCAGCCGCGCGCCCAACTGCACCATGTAATCGCGCTTGCTGTCCATGGCCTCTTTAGCCAGCATGTTCGGCTGCGCCTGGGCATAGCCAAACGAGCCTTCTTTGGGAAGCAAAAGCGGTGATCGGGAACCAATTTTCACGCCCTTCTTCTCGAGGTGGTCGCGCCAGTTGGTATCGAGCCCAGTCATGTACGGCTGCACCTGGCCACAGAACCACACGCTGTCCTCATAGTCAGCACTGTTACGGTAATGACCGTGGTTTATCTCCACCAGCGCAGCCAGCGGTGAATCATCAATGGTAGGATCGTTGTTCTGGGCCCCGACGAATGTGAACGGGATTTCATCCCAGTAGTCCTGCCCTTTTGGCTTAGGGTAGTATTCACTGTCGACGGTGTAGGTTCCGCTTGCGGTGCCACCTGCCCGGCGCCATACCCGGCAGATGAACCGCCCTTCTTCCAGCGCCAGTTCGCGGTACTGGATTTCATCCTTGTAAGCGTAACCATCCGGCTCTTCTACGCATTCGCGCAGGACCACCAGCACCAGCTGATCGCGTCCGTTAATACGCTTTGTTCTCCAGTTGATGATGTTCTCTGCCGGATAGCGGAGGATGATCGCCTCATCGGAGGCTTCAGCGTAATCGACGTAAATGCCCTCTCGCGCAACCTCCAGCAAGTTCTCGGTCACCAGCTGCGACTGCTGGTAAATACTGGTGCCGGCCCCGTCAGCATTGTCCAACAGGTATTTGAGCTTTTCAGGACCGTTAAACGTGGGGTCCTTTCGATACGCCATCCCAAGCATGCCGATCTTCGTATTACCGGCAATGGCGTAGAACACCGCACGGTTTAGATAGTCCTCATTGCGCTTGCGATTGCGTGTGGATTTATCGGTTGGGTCGAGATAAGGCAGATACTTATTACCCGCCGCTTTTACGGCCTCAACTCCTTTGCAGAAGTCCCTGTATTTCCGCCAGGCAGCAGAAGCCGCCCGGTGTTCTGGTCGAACCCAGGTGATGTCGTCGTTTGCCATATCAGAAAGTGGTGTCCATGGTGATTGAGTATGCCGGTTTCACGATCGGGTAATCCTTCACGATGAAGTACCCACCAGCATCATTGGGGTGATCGTTATCAGCTGATTTGTCCGGTTCGCCATTGGCCGCCCAGATTTGCTGCTCGAGGCTCTCGGTATAAACCGGGCAGTTTTGCACGTTAATCAAATAGCGGCGCTCGCCGTTGGCGTTGCAGAACATTGCGTTCATCGAGTTGATGCGGTCTTTAACCGGCGGGTTGGCATCATCAACAATGACGCTGAACCCGGCATCATTAAGCTGGGCAATATCGGTCTTGCTGGCGTTCTGCGATTTGCGTGAGTCGCCAGAGGCATCCGGATAGATGTAAATCTCCCGGCTTTTAACGTAGCGACCATCCTCGTAGCGCCAGAACTCTTCCTGAATGCGCTTAATCATCGCCGGCGTGTCGTAGACCTTCACCAGCTCACGAACCGCACGCGGCAGACCGTTACGCTTTACGTGAACAATCGCGACCATTTTCCCCACGTTGAAGTCCATGCCGATAAACAGTGGATCCCCGTCCTGAATCTCGTCAGTACAGTTATTCAGCTTGCGGTTAAAGGTGTGGTAAATGGTTCCGCTATTGAGGTTCGTGAACTTCCCGCGCAGATAGGCCTGAATCAGCTCATCAGGGTAAGAACTCAGCAGCGATGGGATGTAATCAGGCGGTAGATTCTTCGCATTGTCGAACGTGCTGGCCTGAATCAGGCCATACAATGCGGCAAGCTCTGGCTTTTCACGTACCGCCTTCACGAACTGCTGGTAGACGAACTTGAACCCCTCTGGCGTCGTAGTTACATCGATACCATTACGTAGCCCATCAACCTTGTAACGCATACGAGCGATGATTTTTCGCCAGGCCTGTTGCGCTTTGGCTGCCGCCATGACGTCCAGCTCATCCACCATCGCATTACCGATTTTGAAACCAACTATCGAGCCGGGTTTCTCCATCGAACGGCAGATTGTCGTCCCGCGATAACGCCGTCCCTCGTAGAAGTGAACCTCTTTGTTCCCCTCGTTGATTTTGACACTCAGCCCCCAGTCAAAGGCCACCTCTTCAATCGTCGGGTAGAAGATGTCACGAATCTGCGGGTAAGTCGGCGCGAAATAACCCTGGTTGATTTTAGGGTGCTCCCACATCCCCTTGCAGATGCCGCCACAACCTACCCACGTCTTACCGGAACCGAACCCGGCAACGTAGGCTTTGAATTTGTGCTGCATAGCAAGGAAGCGCGCCTGAGGAATGTTAAGTGTCGGGCTGATCCCCATCGTCCGCCCTCGCGTCCACTACGTTGATATTGATTGCAACTGGCGTTGGTTCATCGTCCTCACCATCACCGGCCAGCTCTTTACGGAG